ATGGGGTGCCGAAGCCTGTAGTAGATTGGAAACCTACCAGTACTTGCATTGTGGGGGTACTCATGCGGGGGCAAAAACCGTACCGCTACGACGCTGTGCGCGTTGTATAGCTTCGATGATCTGCTGGCCTATTTGGTCGGGGGTAGAAATTAGCCCGGCTTGTACCGTGATGTTCATAGCGCCCGATTGTGATCCTGTAGGGCCATTGTTAGGCATGGGAAAGCTGCCCATTTGCGATAATGGAATTACAGCCTCGGGGCCGCTTTCGCCCACGACCGCCAGCGTGGCCTTACTTACGATGCCGCCGGCGGCGAGCATAGGGATATCAGGGACGTCAAAACCATTACCGCCAAAAATTGGTACCCACGACGGAACACTAAACGACAATTTACCTACGGTATTATTCCACGCTTTAGCGATTTGGTTAAAAACAAACTTAAAGATAGTAAAAAGAATTTGGGCCTCTGTTTTGATAATCACAAAATACGCTAAAAACCCTGTTTTTATTGCTTCCCCGACGCTGTTTACGATGTTGCGGAATGTCTCGAATTTTTGGTAGGCGATAACTAAACCCGCTACTAAAGCGGCTATACCTACAGCAATTAAAACTATGGGGTTTGCAGCTAATACCGCGTTAAAAAAAACTTGGGCAGCTGCGAACGCTTTAGTAGTGGCCGTCCAAATTGCCATAGCGGCATTAACGCCCACAATGGCTAAAGCTAAACCGCCAACAACCCCGGCAATAACTAAAAATGTGGTTGTATGATCCTGCGCCCATTGGCCCATAGTTTGCAGCAATGGTAGTACCGCTTCGATTGCTGGCAGTAGCGCCGCCCCTATTGACTCTTTAGCCTCAGATAGCGCAACCCCGAAACGCTTAAATTGGCCTTGGGCAGTATTGGCGGCTGTTGCTGCGGCCCCGCCAGTGGTGCCAGCTAATTTAGCCATTACTTCATCGAAGGACGCGCCCTCTTTAATCATTGTGCGATACTCGGGCGCTAGTTTTGCTAATGCTGTCAGATTGCCACCGAACGCCAATTCGAGACTACGGGTAATGGTCGCTAATGGCTTGCCGGTACTGGCCGCTATGTCCATAGCGGCGGTTGCTAGTTGCTGTGCTTTTGTTACGTCGCCAGTAGCTTTAGCAAACCGCGCTATAACGGGGCGTAACTCGTCATCGGTGACGCCTAGTAAACGGCCTTGTGCGCTTATCCAATTTTCGTTAGCGGCTATTTGCGCGTCTGTAGCGCCAGTAGTTTTTTTAAGTGTATTGGCTAGCAATGTTTGAGCGGCGCTGTCCTCTATTGCGCCTTTAGTTGCGTCGAATAATGCAGCGCCTAAACCCGTTAGGGCGGCCATAGCTGGTAAAAAGGCTTTTTTCATTGCGTAGCCCGTTTTGGCCGATACGCCCTGCAAATTTCCAAATTCGCGTTTAGCTTTATCGAAACCTTTAGTATCTAGGCTCGAGAGAATAGGTATATTTAGGGCCATTAGCTGTACACAATCTTTAGGTTCGTGTTCATTTTGTCAGATACCCGGTCTATTATTTTGGATAGTTCATTTTGTACGCCCGGCATAGCGGCAACTACGCCCGGGGTTAATGACCGGGACGCTCGAGCGTTCGGGCCTTCCCCGTCTGTTATAAGGTTTGTAACAAATTGTGAACCTTCTTTAATGCCGGCGTGATCCCATAAAGCGGCGGCGGCGTCTTTCTGTTGAGCTACTAACAGCGCATACGGGCGAGCCTTAAAATCTACGGTTTCGGTGTAGGCATTGTTTATTTTGCGGCCGTCCATAATTAGCGGGCGGCTAAACGTCACGGTACGTTCACGGCTGGCGCGTTTACCTACAACCGTTTTAACGCCGTTCATAACGTTGCTAATTCGGTAGGTGGTTTCGTTACGGCCTTTAATCATTGAGCCGCGAGCCATACCCGACAGCGGGTAATCGTTAGGGATCATTGAGCGCGCCGACTCTATGACCATACGGCCCGCGCCTGATTGTATGTCTGTGGTTATTTGGCGTCGGAATATGGGGTCTAGTTTGTTTAGTTCGGCCAGCGTTTCCTGTATGCCGAATACTTGGGCGCTAGCGGCGACGGCCATTAGCGCGCTCTCGTTCGCGGGCTTGAGTGTTTAGCACGTCTATTACGGTTGCTAAATCGGCTGTGTCGAAATCTACAGACGGTGGCCAATAATGAACCGCTACCAATAGTTCGGCTAGTTGCCGGCGGTAGCTGCCGGCTCGGTAGGGTTTGGGTTTTCACTATCTACAACTTCCAGCGCGGCACACTCTGTTATAAATTGGTCGAATGAAACCGGCACTACGATATTAGCCATTTTGCTAGCTTCGTATGCCATATACGCTAGATGTTCCATTGCTACGCCGCTGCCTAAATCGCTGGCGCGTAGCTTATATTTGCGTTCCCACAGTACTACTACCATTAGGTTAGTTTGTACTTCGTAGGTGCCGTCGTTACGGGTTACTCGTATGGTTATATTCATTGCTGGGCCTTTGTTTAGGTGTTTAGATTATGATACGTCGAGCGAGTAGACGCCGCCGGTGCAAACAATATCCATTGTATTTAATTCGCCTAGCGCAAAATTGACCGGCAGCGACGCTAAGAATGTGCCGGTTAGGGTCATACCCGGATTAGTGGCCGAATAGGTGCCGGGTGTTGCTGGCGCTTCGGGTGACACAATGACGGTAAAGGTAGTACCTACAAGGGTGTTAAGTGTGGCCCAAGTTTCGCTAGCTGCGAACGATCCGTAAAACGACAGCGTTAGCGAGTGATCGCCTAAGCCCTTTACATAGACGTTATCTACGCTGCCAAAAGCTGTAGCCGTAAGCTGTGCGTAGTCAATAGAGAAATTAGCCGCGGTGCATTGGTCTGACATATTGACCGAGTTAATAATTACGTGTGGGTTGCTTAATAGTGTGCTAGTAGCCATTGGGGTTAGTCCTTTGTGGGTTTGTCTGTCTCTGTTTTAGCAGATTTTGGGGCTTTAGTGTTGGAATTGCGGCCGATGAAACCGCCAGCTATTAAAGCTTCGATATTTACGCCGTCTCTTGGGGTGTATTTAGCGCCTACGGTGCCTAGACGTTCGGAAAGAATTACGTACATTTTGTGCCTAACTAGTTTGTGCCTGAATGTTTATATTTAGATCGTAGGCGGGTAGCTCTACGCCGCCGATAATAGCCATAGTGGGGCGTCCGTCTGTAACACCTACAGACGCGTTTAACACTTTTGCGGCGATGTTCATTAGCGAGCGTTGCGCGTCTAGGTTTCCGGGGCCTAGCGTGATGCATCGGACGGGAAACGACATTTTTACGATGTTGCCGTTAAAGGCTTGGAATGTGGGGGCGTCTATAAAAACACACGGCGGGACAAGGTTACGCGGGTCGGTTACTACTTGTAGCCCTGAGATTGTCGCAAGCTTCGCCGCTAGGTCGTCTAAACACTCGTTAAATAGGTCTGTAAAGGCTACTACGGGCATTAGGCGAGTGTCGGGCGGTCAATACCCAATAGCTGTTTAATTGTGCCGTTAAGGCCTGTGGTGCTGCCGACGCCGTAGCCGTCGAATGTAGCGAAATCTTGCAGCCCGCCACGCTGGCGGTACAGTGCGCCGCCGTATTGTGTCGTTCCTAGTTTTACGGCCCCGTTTGGTACTGTTCCCGGTAGGTCTTGATAACCGGCAATTTTGCGGCGAGTAAAACAAAATTCGTTAGCCGCGCTGGCGCATACCGTCAAGAAAGCAGCATCGCCCGCGGTTGCGGTACCGATGCCTAACCAGTCCTCGATATCGCCGGCGGATACCCAAGTGCAGGCAACTAGATCGTTAGTTACGGTGCCGGTAGTTGCTGTGCGGGTAACGTCGTCGGCTGTTAATGCGTAAATGATTTGATACGGCACCGGCTCGTTGTAGTCGTAAACTAGGTCGCCCTCATTTGTGACGCCGATAAAAAGATATTCGGGCGTTGCGTATACTGTGCGCGATCCGTTAAATGTGGCATTTACCCCGGCGACAGTGACAGTATCGCCGGGGTCTATGTCGTGTTGCTCGAGCAGCTGTAAAGACGCGTAATTAGTTATTAACGTCTTGTGCGTAACCGTGTAAATAGCCATTGGCGGCTAACCGCCTTTCGGACTAGACGAATTTAACGAATTTTGTAGCGTCGCGCATTGAGCCAGCTGCGTAGCCGCGGAAGGCAATAGTACGGCTGAGTGAAGATGGTACGTCGATTGAGATTGCGCCCTTCATTTGCTCGAAATACTGGTAGCCGGCTGCGGGGCCTGCTGCGTGTCCCATGAACGAGCCGGGTGCGTTTTTGTCTACGACAAGTACAAGACCGAGCGGGTTGCCGTTCCATGAGGTAGCTGCTGAGTTGCCTGCGGCGTTTTGTCCCATGAGGTTTGGTGCGCCTGTGTATGGAAATACCGGGCGGTTTTGGTCATCTACGGACGATGCGAGCGCTTGCCAGCTGGCAGGCGTTACAACCATGTGAGTAGGCAAGTAGTTAGATGTTTCAGAAATCTGACGGGCACCGTCGTAGATTGCTGCTACCCAGTCGGCACCTACGGCCGTGTCGGTTACTGTTGCTGTCTGTGAGATTGCACCGTGGCAAGCGTTTACCGCGTAGTCGTCGGTTGCCTGTCCGTATGCAATGGCAAGCTGCTCTAATACAATGTTGAGAGATGCGGGGTCTGTCCAGTCGAGATCTTGCTCACTCATCGTTACGTATGTACCGAATGTAAGTTTAGAAACGTCAGTATTTGACACGGTTACGGTGGAAGGGTCAAGCGTTGTATTTTCGCCGCCTTGCTGTGTAACTACGGGGCGTACTGTGATTTTTGGCAAACGGAAAGTAGCGCCAGCTGAGGGCATCGCCCTAGTCCCGATTGCTGAAACGAAAGGCCTAATGGGGTTCAGTCCGTCGTAGACACTGCCGGTAATTATTTCGGGCAAAATTCCCGGGGTCGAGCTGGTATCGATGAATGGCGCTGCGGCTTTAATTTGCGCGTTAATTTGTGCAAACTCTGACGGGCTAGATGCGTATGCGGCCATGTATTGCGATGCTGTAGGCATAGTGAAACGCTTAGGCGCTTCTGCCCAAATTGGCGCGGTTGGTGTTGCTGCTTCTACAGCTGCTACTTCTGGTGTCTTTTCCATTTCGGGGGTTTCCTCGTCTAGTGGGTTTTCTTGATTATTGTCTATTTCGTCGGGGTTGTGGTGGATACTTGCCGAGGCATAAACCTCGGTGATTTTAGCGGCGTTAAATGCCGGTTGTGGGACTAGTGAAATCTCGTCGATTGTGGCTGCTGTGATCCGCATTACACCGGCGTCGTCGGTCGTCCATTGCTGAGGTGAGATGCCTACGGAAACGTCGAGTACGCCGTCTGCCGAGAGGGTCAATGCTGTATCGCCGAGAGGCGTGGCGCTAATGCGGGCACTAAATAGCAATTCGTTAGGACTTGAGTTATCCAGCTGTGTAACGATGCCTACGGGCTGGCTCGAGTCGTGGAACATATAAACACGCGGCATACGATCGGTGGCGGTAAGGCTGCCCGGCTCAAATAGTACGGTTTCGCCCGATGATACGGACGCGGTAACGCCATACGGCGCGGCAATGCCCATAATGACGCGCTGACCGGAACGGCTGCCGTCCGATGCTGCTGCGTCTACTGTGATTGCGGTAGCGGTTAATTTAATCATTGGTCTAACGGTACCTTAACTGTCTCGGTCATTGTTGGCATTTCCTCGGGCATTTCGCTCGAGTAGTCACCCATAAAATCAGCTGCTAAATAGGCTTTAGGGTTTAGACGTACATAAGTACCCCGCGGTAGTACGTTGTCGCCTGACAGGGTTTGCGATATGCACTCGCTATAGGCCTTGCACGCAAATAGCCAAAGCTGCTGGCGAGCGTCGGCGCTATTGGAATAATTGTACCCGCCAATGGATAAGTTACATAAAAAGCCGGGGATATTGGCTAAGCGTGACATTTCGAGCGCCTGAAAGTTGCGCGCCTCGCTTAATAGCATTTTGTCCGGTGTTGCGCTTGTTTCGCTGTACGTCAAGTGTTCACTGATTGCGGCGACGCTGTTAGACATACGGGCAACGTTAAACGCTTGCGCCATTTGTGCTAATTCCTCACTGCTTAAAGGCTGGCCGCCAGTTTGTTTTAATACGCCCGATGGTTGCACAGCAACGGCATTACGGTTAGCGGCTTGCTCGAGCTTTAGGGCTGTGTCTATGGCGCGCGGGGCTACGGTCGTTAAAGCCTGAATAGGGCTAATGAATTGTATGACGTCTTTATAGTCAAGCGGTAAGCCTAAAAACATTAGTTGTTTAGACGGGCCGTAACTGATCGCGCCTTGCTGGTCTAGTGTGGTTACAAGGTTTGCCGGTAAACGTTGGAACGATGCCGGGTAACCGTCGGCCGTCCTGCTTTTTACGTGTAAGTAGGCAACCCCCATAAAAAAAAGGTCATCAAAAAGCCAACTAAGCGTAAAATTATTTGTATTGTCGGGGTCTAAACGTTGTAACCAGCTGCGGGGCGCTAACGGAATTTCTTCCATTTCTTCGCCGTTCCATTGCAGCGTATACATTTCGAGCGGTAGGCAACCGATGACCGACGCGATGAGATCACGGGCGCGGGAAATAGTCGGTACTGACATACAACGGGCGCGCGCGCCGTCCTCTGCATAAGCAAAATATGGCGGGCCTATTTGGCTAGCGCCTTGGTTGCCTTGCTGTGTATAGCCGTAACCTACAGCGGCTTTTATTTCCGGTTCGGCTACGCCGTACGTCGGTTTAGTGTTGCGTCCAAATAAAGCCATAGGCGCATTATGCCACAAGGTTAAACCGTTTAGGTGGAATTGGGGCGCCCGACGCGCCCCAAAACCGATCTAATGCTAACCGTTACTAAACGCCACTATAGGT